AACCAACGAAATAACCGCGCCTTTTAGGGTTTGGTCCGCCGTCTGCAATTTTGCGTCGTTATTCATTTTCAACCCCCGGACTAATAAACGCGTCTAATTCTGCCGAATACTGATCACCTACGCCAGCGTATTTAAGCCTAAAATTTGCGTGGTAACTTGTTTGTAGCCACGTCCCCGCTAAACCCAAACCGGCAATAAATGCTTGCCCGATAGGTTCACTAGCCGGAAAATCACCGCCGCCGCAATCCTCATTAGCGACAACAATTACTTGTTGCACCAAATTTTCGTCGTTGATTTGTGCAAAATGTGCCATATCTAAACCTCGAACCTCACGTAGATGATGCCTGAACCGCCGTTGCCGCCGCTTCGTGTATTTGCGCCTGTGTTGCCGTTTCCGCCGCCACCTGATGCCGTGTTAGCACCGGCGGCCGTGCCGTTCGCATTAGAACCGCCAGCACCACCAACAGACGAACCGCCAGCACCGCCGGTAGTGCCACCGCCACCACCGCCGCCACACTTAAATAGTGCCGAACCGCCAATAAATGCCGAAACGTCATAGCCAGCACCGCCAGCACCGCCTGTCGTGCCGCTTGCGTTGCCGCCTACCGCCGTAGCACCGCCGCCACCGCCGCCGCCCTGACCAGCCGTGTTGCTATTCGCACCGTCGCCGCCAGCCTCACCAGATACACCCGGGGCCATGCTCGCCGCGCCGGTTCGTCGTGGTGCTTCGTTGCTATTCAATCCACCGCCACCAGATCCGCCCATTACTGATGTTGAGCCGTACTGACCTACACCACCAACATAGTTTCCGAATCCACGCCCACCACCAGCCACCGAAACACCCCTTGCGCCGCCGATAGATGATGAAGATCCGGGCAAACTAATAGATGCGCCACCAACACCGCCAGCACCACCACCGCCAATAGTTACGGTTGCGTTTGCGTCTAGATAAATTGTGGATTGTAAGATTCCGCCAGCACCACCACCGCCTGTCGAGTTGCTATTTGGCGCGCCATTGCCGCCACCACCGCCACCGCCAGCACACACCAACACGTCAAACAAACCAGCCTTAGTGACCGTAAGGGTTGATGATGACGTAAATTCCAACAACGTGTAATTTTGACCACCAACGGTAATGCTCGACGACGAACCACCGGTTGCGGTGCCGTAACCTATTCCGCCACTAGGAAAAAAATTAAAAACGGTCGCGGACAATGCAAGTAGCGTGCCCCCCCCATATTGCGACAATGCTAACGATCCCGTGGTGTTGATAGTTACGCCCGCGCCGGCCGTAATCGTGCTAGTGCCCGCGCCTTTGTTCATAATGAAAACCATGTCGCCGGTACCAAACGTGCCGGTATTCACCGTTACCGTGTTCGCGCCCGCAACGTCCATTACCACGCGTTTGCCAACGTCACCGGCTACCAAAACGTAACTAGCGGTTTGATCGTTTATCGGCAACGTGGTTATGGCGTTCAATTCGGCCGCCGTTAAAACCGCGTTTGCCTGAAATGGAAATGGGGTTGCCATGCCGTAATACTAACCCAACACGTTGGTGCTATTTATGACACCGTAAATAGGATCATCAAGCACCAACAAATACACCACGGTGGTGTCCGCCGTGTAAAACGTAAGCGTATGGCCGCCGTCTAGCGATATGTCGCCGGTTATGCCCTCAACCGATAATTCGGACGAAATCGTGCCGTAACCCTCGACGTTCACGGTTATTTGGATCGTATCCCCAATGTCTATTCCGGCCACGGTGTCGCGTTGCGATTCGGTAAGCATGGCCAAATTGGTGGTTAGCCCGGTTAGACGCGGTGACGGATAGGGGGCCAACAAATATTCGGCGGCCTCGGTGATTTGGCCGGCTACGTGCAACAATGATTCGGACACGTCGCGGGTTTGCACGAAATACGTAGTTTGGCTAGCGGTGTTGTCGTCCGTAGCGGTGGTGCCGTCTAATGACGTAACCACGGCCCGGTTTACTACTTGTCGAGCATCAAATTGAATAGATACGTTGCGGTACTTGTAATCGGTGCCCTGATCCGAAAACACGGCCACCGGGTTGCTAAGCGTTAGCCCTATGCGGTTTTGAAACGTTAATACGCCGTCCGCGGACATAAACAACCGGCCAAATTCGGCGGTGTCATTAATTTGTTGCAAATATGCCAACACGTTGGTGCCGGCCGGGACGGTGAAATCGCTTGCGTGCCCCAAATCCACCGTGCCGGTGGCAATGCTCGTAGTCCCCGTGTAGTTCACCTCGGGTAACGCCAACACGGTTTCGATACGCTCGCCGGACGTTTCCGGGGTTACGTTCAATTCGTCCATAAACGTGTTGGCCAATAACCAAAAATCGTCCACGCAATTAACGGTGATTAGGTTTTGTCTGTCTAGGTTGTATTGGTATTCGTAGGTTTCCACTACGCCGTTAAACAATTCGGTGGTTTCGCGTAACACTTTTACGCGCCGCATAGGGGCCAACCCGGGTTCGTTGCTTGCGGGATCGAAATATGGGCTACTTTCGTCGTACGGGTTGAGTAGGCCGCCGGCGAGTGTGTCGTTTAATTGAAAAGATAGGGTGCCCGCGCCAAATTGATCGTAAGGGTTTTGGCGGCCACGGTTGTAGTTAATCCCGGTTACGTATTCGGTGATATCTGCAAATTGGGTATTTGGCCCCAATAGGTATTCCGTATTGTTCAATAGGCCTTTAACGGGATCGTCCAAACGAAAACTATTTACGTCCCAACCGGTGTCCAATAACACCGTGTAGTCACCGGCGGACGCGACAACGCCGGGCACCTAGGCCACCCGTATGTCAATTACGCCGCTACGCCGGTTGTATTGCCGTAGGGCATTAACCAATTTGTCGGGTAGGGACGCGTCCGCCAACGTCGAATACACGTTTACGGTGATATTGCCGCCTACGTTGCCCCGGTTCAACGGTATGACGGCCTCGGGGCCGCGCTCACCGATCATTGCGAGCGTAGGGCCGGTGACTATGCCACCCTCGGCCAACATAGGTATTTGGGGCATTGAGAAACCCCTACCGCCGAAACCGGGCACCCAATCCGGTACCTCAAACGACAAACGGCCAACCGTGTTATTCCATAGTTTTGCTATGCCGTTAAATATGGATTTGTAGAACCCCATTACAACGTTTAAATAATCTTTTAGAAAATCTACGCTCGCGGTAACGCCCGTTTTGATTGCTTCAAACAAACCCTTGACGGCGTTTCTAAATGTCTCGCTATTTTTGTACGCCAACACGAACGCCGCCACCAACGCACCGATAGCGATAACTACTAACCCAATCGGGTTAGCACTCATTACTAGGTTTAACGCGAATTGTGCGGCCTTAACGACGATTAGGGTTGCTTGGTACACTTTCATGGCCGCGTTAGCCGCGAGCACCGCCACCGCTAGGCCGGCTACGGCACCACCCAAAATAACGATTACTTGCGAATTTTGGCGCGCAAAATCGGCTACTTGCACCAACACGGACGTTAATTGTTGAAATAGCGGCAACAAAATAATCCCGATACTTTCGGACAATTGGCTAAACGCCACTTTCATTTTGTCCGAATCGTTGGCGGTTGCCTCGGCCGTGCCACCCACTTGCGTTTCAATGGCCTTTAACACCAAGTCTTGCGCTTCCAACAATTTGTTGGATTCAACAAGGGTCCTAATTTTTTCTTTTTCTTGATCCGTGAACGTCACACCGGATTTAGCCAACGCGGTTATGCCTTTAATCGGATCTTGCAACGCTTTACCCAATTGCACGGCGTTACTAGCCGCGTCACCGAAACCGGCCGCGCCCATGTCAATGGCGGCCTTGGTTGCTCGATCAAACGCGCCGCCGGCCTCGTCCGCACTTTTAGCGAGCGCACCAAACGTTAATAGTTTCGCTTGCGCCAATTTGATTTGGTTTTGGTCCACACCGGTGGCCCGGGCCGTGGCGTTGGCGTACTCGATAATGCGGTTGTTTACTTTTTCGGTGGTTTCCCCGAATATGCCCATGGATTCGTTGATTTGGGCAATTCGAGCGTTAGACGTTGCGGCGGCCTCACCCGCGGCAATCGTGGATTTGGCCATAACCGCTACCGCACCCAACGCGGCGGCGGCCGGCAACGCGGCCTTTTTCAACGCAAATTGGGCCTTTTGGCCGGTGGTTTCCAATTGTTTGAATTCGGCAATGGCCTTTTTAATGCCTTTGCCGTCAAACTCGGAAACGATAGGTAATGAAACGGCCATGGTTAGCCACCAACCCTAGTTGGTTTGGCTAGATCTTGGTTCGCTAGCCGCATTACCTCGTTCACCAATTTTTGCATTTCGTCGTCTAATTCGTTTTTGTTCTTCTCGTAACTAGGCCACACTATGCGGGACGCGCTACCGTACCGGCCGCGCAACATTGCAATTAAGTGTGGGCCACCTACCGCGCCAACGCGTTTACCATGCGAACCTACGCGGCTAAATACGTCGCGGTTGCCAAACGATTTACGGCCCGCCATGTCCAACACGGTGTTTACGTAGCCGCGCCACACCAAACCGAATACCGCTAGGTTTTCTTTTTGGCCCCTAAATTCTTTTACCCGTCGAGTGTTAATTTTGGGTTTTAGGGCCTTTTCCGCGGCGGTGCCGTTCCACCCGGACGGCGGCAATATTTGTAGGCCGCTTGCGGTTTTCCAACCGCCGCGATCCATGCCGCTAACCGGCCCTATTTGGGGTATTGCCTGTTGCGCGGTTTTTAGCATAGGTTCCACCACTTTGGCGTAATCCTTGGTTATTTGGCGGCGTAACGCCGGCGAGATCTTGTTTAAATCTTTTAGGGCCTGTTTGATGCCCACCACGCCAACGTCGAGATCAACGGCCACGGGTAGCCCGTTCCATTGCGCGGTTTTGTTCGTTAATCACACTTATTACGGTAGCCAAATCGTATTCGTCAAATTCGACGTTTGGCGGCCACCAACCGGTTGCCACCAATATTTCGGCTAATCGGCGGCGGTAGCCGCCACCGTAGGGTTTGCCGGGCCGGTGTCCACCGGTGTGGGTGGCCCGTCTAGTGCGGCCTCATAATCGGCCAACGATAGGTTCGCGTGCTCGGCCTTAGTACGTTGCAACGCGTACCACGTAAGCACCACCATGTCTTGCGCCCGCAAATCGGTGGTTAATTGTTGCATTGAACGTTTGGTGTGCCGTTCCCAATTCAACACGTCAATAAAACGCGTTTCCACCGTAACGGTGGTGCCCTTAATCGGAATTTCCCATTTAATGATCACGTCGCACGAATCCTATTTGGGGGTTATGGTGCGCTTGTTGCGGCCGCGTAGGTGCCGCCGGTGAACGTTAATTGCACCTCGCCCAATTCGCCAAGGTTCGCCGCCAACACGTCCATGGCTTCCAAATACGTGTTGGTAAGACTGAATTTAGGGTTGGTTGCACTAACCGCGGTACCGTCCACGGGTGTGCACTCGACGTAGCATTGCGTGCCCACTAGCGGCGCAATCGTGGCGTACACCTCGGCGGCCTCATAGGACTGATTAAACGTGACAACCAATTGGTTGGTGTTCATGCCCGCTTGGTAGAACCGGTCGCGGCTAGCCATGCTCGACGATTCGAGCGCGTCCGCTTGGCGGGTAAGTGTGGCGGATTTTGCGAATTCTGACAGATCAACGGCCGAACCGGACGCGGCCCCAATTTTTACCTCGGGTGCGGAATAGTAGACGGTTTGTGGCATTGCCATGGTTTAGTCCTCGCTTTTCGTTGATTCTTTTTTAGCACGCTTGGCGGCCGGCGGTGTGGCATTTGCGGGGCTAATTGCGCCCACGTTCAACAGATAGGCCAGATCTACCGGCGAGATATCGGCACCGTCCACCACGTCCCCCACGGTTTTATCACCGTATGCGTGGTTTACGGTGTAGGTGCTCATGGCCCAATCTTAGCACCAATGGTTAGTTCGTAACTTGCAAATTCTTGGCTACCTATGGTGGTTACGGCGGGCCGTACGTCCGTTAAACCGATTTGTGCGCG